CATTTACTGTTTCCTCATCTGTCATCTTGAGAATTGTTAGGGCATTTGTGATGTCCTCTTTCATCTCACGATACTGGTGCTGATGGATAACCTCAAAGTCCTTTTCAGGTTCAGCAGGGAAGTTGCCTTCCTTTGTGATGATGTCAAAATCAACATTGAGAGTGTTGTTCCATTGACGATAGTTTGTGCGAAGGTTCTCAGCCTTTGAGAAGTTGGCAATAGCCCACTTAGCAATTTCCTTGCGCCACGCTTCTTGCGCTTTGCCGAACTTTGCTTCCTTTGCTGTCTGTGTGTTGTAATCATTTTCTAGCGTTGCTAGACGAGCCTCTAGTGCCTTGATTACTTTGCTTGTTGCTACCTTTACTGTGATTTGTCTGCTCATTGTATTTCCTTTCGTTGGTTGGTTGATTAGTATAGCAGGGGGGTCTGACATTTCCACCCGAAGGTGGAGAGTTCTTACTTACGACATTGGACTAGAACACTCTCTAAACTGTCCCTGTTTCGTTATGCTTATTTAGTTAGCAGTTGCGCTTGTCCAGCGTTCCTTGCCTTCTACATCAAGCAGAATACGATTTACTCCGCTAGGGTGGTTATCAACGGCTTTGATAACTCCTGTGATACCGCTTGTTGTTGTTGTGTAGGTTTGACCTACTTCTAGTGTTGCGTTTGTCATTTGTTTCCTTTCGTTTGGTTGGTAGTAGTATTATAGCGGATACCACCGACATTTCCCCCCATTTCTAGGGGGAGTGTCGTGTGATACTAGTCACACTCAGGTAGCCAAAATCCTAAGTGGTGTTGGTCAATAATAGCGGAGGCAGGTGCTGTATCTAATCCTTTATAAGATACGCCTTCAGGCATCTTTATCTGTCGATCAAAATCCTCATCATAGTATGCGTCAATAGCATCTATGCAAGGTTGCACCATAGAAAGTGGAACGGGTGGGTAATGATTACCCTGTAAGTGATAGGCTAATTGTGTTTCTAAATCTAACACGCTATCCTGAATACCTAGTGCAGTTATGCTTCCCATTGTTAGTTACCTTCCTTGATAGTCATTTCAGCCCAAGTGTTAAACTCATTAGCAGTTTTTAATACATTAGATTGAGCAAGGGCGTGTAGCGTTGCTTCCTTGCACATCTCTGTCATTGTTTTTTCATCAAGAGCAATTAAGCGTGGCAATAAGTTTGCAGGGATAGTATCAAGGTTAATGATAGCCTCGAAAGTTATTGTGTGTGGAACTTTGATTAGATTAGACATTTGTTACCTTTCGTTGTTGGAATAAGAGTATTTTAGCATACCCCACTGACATTACCTAATCTATTCCCCGCATAAGCCTTGTGATAAATCTCACAAATTTCCAGGGTTTGTGGATAACTCCCGTAAACCTGTGGATAACCCCGTAGTATTGCGGGCCTTTTATTCCTCCTGGCCCCATATGTCGGGATCTATTTCTGCTAAGTACTCTTTAGCAGCTTTTTTCTGATCTTGATCACCAACAACAGAATTTATTAATGCATTAAAATAATTAAGCTCCGCCATTTTTATTTCTCCTTATTTTTTAGTTGCGCTAAATCTAATATCTGCTTTACCATAAACACATAACCCACACGATACACACGCAGAACCTGCATTGCTAATTAGTGGAATTGATTTCATATTTTCAGGGCACTTAGCACCAGGCTTGCCCGTCAATTCTTTCATTGTGCTTTCGGTGACGGCGAATGTCTTCCCTAAATATGCAAGGCGAATTCCCTCATTTACTTTTAGTTCGTGGCCGATTTCTTTATTCTCATCGTCGGTAGAATAGTAAAGAGATAAATTAGATACATCCTTTAGAATAAGCGCTGCAGACTTTACACGTGTGTAAACCCAGAATTGAACATCGGTGTGCTCATTGATTACATTCTTCCAGGCATAAGTATAGAAATCATTGAAGAAATCTCCGTCCCAGTGGATACGGAATAGCATAGGAGCGTCTTTCTTTACACAATCAGCCTTGAAATCAATAATCATTTCATTTAGCAATTGATACATTGTTTCCATATCGGCATTGCGTAGCAATTCCCAATTGTGTAGCAGATTAGTTTTTACTCCCTTGAAGAGTTTTTCAAGTTTTCCTGCGTAGCAAACACTCTCACAAATACTAGTGGCACCAGGGCATGAATAATCTTTTCCTGCAGGGAGACCGAACGTGTTCGCAATTGCGGCTTGCTTTCCATTTTTTGTGACAAGGTTAGCCACCTTTCTATCATTAGAGCGTTTCAATTTCATTAGTTGGCCTTTCGTTGGTTAAGTGGCAAGTATAACAGAACGGACTGACATTTTCTACAACATGCTCGCAAATCCAGGGTGATTTTGATCACAAACGTAACGACACGCCCGACTCCGCAGCTCTGCGGGCTTTCGAACACCTGTTCTAATTAATTATTGATCGAATTTATTTTTATGTTTTATTTTGCGTGTGTATTTTTTTTTATTGCGAACAGGTTGCGCCGCATTACTGCGACGCAATTCCTGAATGCGTTTTACTTTATCTTGAAGAGAAGTTAGGAACATTATACCCACTCGCTTCGTGAAATCGTTTTACATCAAATCGCTCATTATCTTTCGCAAACATTTCAGCGAAATCATTTACAATTTTAGAAAATACAGCAGGGTGAGTTTTGTTGCTAGCATACTTTAGAATTTCTGCGGTTGCTATGTAGTCTTTTCTAGTCATCATTTTACTACGACCTCTCCTGTGCGATAAAATAGTTTTGTATAGCATTTGCCAGTTGGTGTAAATAAATTTACAGTTGAGTATTCATTAGCAGAACCCCAATCGGTAAAACGGAAAAAGTTTTCCCACGCACCAAATTCATTTTCGTATTCGGCAGACCAGTGGGGGGCGTTGCTATCATAGGCGCAAGTTAGTTTATACATTAGTTTCCCTTTCGTTAGTTATACATTTACATTGTGTTATTACTATTGTATCAGTTGCCACCGACACAATAGCGAGAGTATCGCAATTATCGCAAATCCACATTTCAGCAATTTTCATTTATTTATTCTCCTGAAAAAAACTGAGCGGATTACATTGGCAAGCCTCTACATCATAATTATTTTCATCTCCGTAGTATAGCCAGCCATTTCCGTAGCAGGTATCACACTCTAAAATCTGAGTGTATAATTCTTTCATTCTACCCATTTAGGTTTTCCCTTTCGTTTGTTGATTTTGTAATTGTAGCAGATAGCACTGACAAGGCTTGCGCCTTGCTTGCCTCACGTTGTGCGATAACGTGTTGTTTGAATTCGTCTAAGTTCATTCGAACGCACCTTCCTCTAATAATCCTAATTCGATGTTGAATAATTCATCGGGTGTTGCTTCGGATAAATCTACCCAGCCAGCACCCTCGTTGTCCATTCGGAAAATTTCGATGTATCCCATTATTATTCACCAACCTTTACTGCGATTGTTGCGAATTTATTTCGCAGACCGCCCGCATTTATTTCGATTAGATACGCTTCAGTTTTTTCACCATACCAAATTTCTGGGCGGTGTTCGGCAGATACAATTTCGCCAGAAAAGTGGCGATTGCGTGAGCGATAGTTTTTCCCTACAAGTAGGCTTTCGATTGTGTATAGTTTGGTAGCCATTGGCAGACCTTCTTTCGTTTGTTGTTATGTATGGAATTATACACGAACCCACTGACATTTTCACATTACTAGCCAGTAAATCCAAATAGTGAGACGCTCAAGCCGTGTGATACTAATCACATCAAAATGTCCGATTTGTCTGTCAAATCGACACGCCGTAGAATTCAGGGATTTTTATAACAATGTCGTAACGACACGCCCGACTCCGCAGTAGTTGCGGGCCAGCTTGATTTTGTCAAGCCGACACGCCGTTATTTATTTATTCATTTTCTAATTCCGCTAAATAATCTTCGTGTTCTACTAAACCAATCGCAAACGCAACGGGATCGCAACACTCTAAGATTTCGGCGGGTGTAAAAGTTGAGTAACCAATTTTTACAGTTGGATAAATGTCATTTAGTAAATCTATAAAACTTTCTTTGATTTCTAAATCTTTTTCTAATTGTGATTTACTCATTTAGTCCCCCATTTTTTATGTCTTTGATTACTGCGATTAGTAGCGGGATAGTTACGCCCGCTAGTAGTAATTGGACGGCGGTAGTTAGTAAGCGATTAGTAGTCATTACTTATTCTTCTTTCTCTTGTAAATCTTATAGGCGATTAGTAGGGCGGTAGTAATTAGGATAGTGTGCCAAGGTAAGTAGATAGCCCCTAAGAAACTATCAAACTCTAATCCGTAGTCGCTAGTTATGTATAACTCAAATCCGTTTATAGTCATTATTAGTTATCCCAATCTAATGTTAGTGCGGACATTTCTTCTTCTTCGTATTCGCTAAGGCGCAAATCTAAGCCCTCTGCTAGTGCCTTGTTATAGGCTTCTTCTTCTTCTAGATAGACATAAGCGTCTGCTACATCTGCCTGAATAGTATCCCATTTAGTCATCATTACTTTACCTCTACTTCTCTAATGTTGTAAGTGAAACCCTTACCTAGTTTTTCTAATTCTTTTATTACGGCTAAGATTTCTTCGGGCTTGTTAGCCTTTTGATTTACGGCTAATAGTTGAGAGCCTTGCCATAGTGTATAAGTGATAGTCATTATCTGTTCTTCTTTCGTTAGTAGTTATAGTAGGAATTGTAGCGCATAGCGCCGACATTGTATAGCGACACGCCGTTAGGCGTTAGTGTGATTATGGTCACACACGGACTCGATTTCGTGTCCGAACTCCTCTACGAGTTCCTCGTAGATTTCGTCCATATAATCAAGATAATCGTTCATTAGATTACTCCCAACTTCTAGTAGTAGCATAAACCTTGCGAGTGCTAGGCTTGTAATTTTCTAACTCTCTTAGATTAGTTTCTAAGATAGTGCCTCTTAGGGCTAGTAGGTCAAGATACTCATTAGCATCTTGTTCGGTATTCATTAGAACACCTAAGCAAGTAGAAAACTCGGTGTCCGAGTATTGGACTTTATAACTTAGTGAAAACATTTTGTTTTCCTTTCTTTATCAAGAACCTTTCTTGATTTTCTTTATAGTATAACTCTAGCAGGGGGGACTGACAAAAAGGGGGGTTACTGGCAAGTATTCTCAAACTATTTTTGTGATTAGCATCACACTCACGCTCAAAGTTAGTAGCCTATGGGCGCACTAAATAGACAAAACGGACATTTATTTATTCGTGATCATACATGATAAAAATATATTAACATTTTGTGAAATATGAAATGCTAGTCGACTGAGATTTTATTCCTAAGTTTTTTTCTATACGAAGTATCGACGGGTGCATACCTAGGATGTTTCTTTGGCTCATTTGTTCTATTACCTTTAGTAAGGTTGCAGATACCGTGAGAAGGCTTTACGTTTATAAGCTCGTCAGATCCTCCTTTGGTTAAAGGGATTACATGATCTAGCTGTAGTCCATACTTCCATCCAGGTACAAAAGCTTGGCGGGGTGCAGAGTAATCTATCTGCATACCACATATGTGACAATTACCCCCATGTATAATAAAAATTTCATAGAAGGAGTATAGGTGTGGATCCGTATATCTCTCTATGTTTGCTTTATTGTTTACTGGCATAACAAAATATTATCAAATAAAAAAAGTTTCGTCAACCCCTTGACCTTAGAATATTTCAAATGTTATACTTCCATAGGGGGGTCGGGGGGTCAGAAAATACAGAAAATACAAAAAATACAAAATATAAAACATATAACATATAACATATATAACATATATAACATATATAGTTGACTAGAATGTATAGATAGTATATAATAAATTAATGGCATCGTCAAGATTAGTAAAATGTGATAAATGTGGGCGGGAGATTGAAGTAAGATCTGGGTTTGCACATATGACACTTAATAATCATCAGAAAAGCTGTAAATAAAATTTTATTAACATTTAATAGAATCCAAAAGTAGATTAGGCATAAAATGACAATCAAAGCATTTATTTATGACATTGCAATCAAGGTAGCTGTAATGGCTGAAACCGAAGAAGAAGCAAATGAAAAAATGGACCAGGGACAAGCTTCACAGATCTCAATGGAGAAGAAGCTGGTCAATACTGTAGATATTGCGTAACCCATAGCATGTCTGTCAAACCTTGGGATATGTTAAATCCTAATGAACCTAGAGCTAGCGAAGAGCTATTTCAGGAACGATGGGAGATATGCAAATTTTGTCCAGAATTAATTTCGCTCACTTCACAATGTAAAAAATGCGGGTGCGTAATGAACTGGAAAGCCAAGTTAGAAAAAGCCACATGCCCAATAGGCAAATGGTGATATAATTAAATAATGCACGATCATAACAATATGACATTGACCCCAGGTGGATCCATTGATGAGATGACTCTGATGTGGATCCTAATGGGCTTGATGGCTATTCACCATGCATGGATGTGGTGGAAGATGAAGAAGAAAAACTGTAGCTGTAAGTGAAACTTATTGCACTTATCACTATAGTAATAGTTCTCACTTTCTTTGCTGGAATAATATTTCAAGTAATATCTTAGTCGACTGGGATTAATATGTATAATTTTGATGTATACGAACTTCCAGGACCTACTGCAATTTTAGAACCTTTACCAACGAAAAGACAATGGGCTACAGATCTGCCTTATCCTCACGCATATAAATGTTTTCCAATGACCCTTGCTAATCAAATGGGTTATGGCATATCTTTTCCAGATGATATCATTCTTGAGTGGGACGGAAACATGAATGTGTTGCCATCTAGCGTTAAAGTAACTTCAGGACATAAATGGGTTAATATGGATAGAGGTTGGGGCACTGTTAGCTTTAACACAGGACTAGTATTTAAAACAGATGAAGATGTAAGTATGCTTTCATACCCAGTGCCAAACCTATTCGTAGAAGGATTTCAACTTTTTACAACACTGATATCTACTTCTTTCTTTGAAAGCCCTTGGCAAGTTGCAGGACAAATTACAAGATCAAATTATAAGATAGTTCTACCAGCAAGAACTCCAGTATCTGCTGTTATGCCAATATCGCTTGGTCAGCTAAATGATTCTGTAGCAACCAAAAAGCCATTTGAAGAATTAGAGTATAATAAGAATACAGGATATGAGTATCATAAATATAATGCTATGATGCAAAAGCTAGGCAAGACTACTGGTAATTACAGAAATGGTGTAAACCATAAAGGTGTAGTTTACGGTAAACATGAAGTTAAATCTATTAAGTTGAGGTATGATAATGGTAACTTACCACTGGATGAATAGAGCTGACGCAGCTTTAAGTATATTTACAATGAAAAGAATGTTTGCTCATAAAGAAAAGTTTGGGTATGACTCAATTCTTTTAACATCTAAAGGTAGCAACTCTGATAACTGGATAAAAGCTGCTCACATTGTAGATCCCAGTAAAAAAATTAAATTTATGATAGCAGTTAGACCATATCAGCAGACTGCTCAAATTGTAAATCAAATGGCAGCAGCATTTGCTGAAATTGCTCCACATAGATTAATGCTTAATGTTGTTTCTGGAGAAATGGGTGGAAACGAAATTGGTCTTATCCCAGAAGGAAGCTATGAAGTAAATACTGACATAACTACTCCACTGGGAAGACTTGAGTTTATTCCTGAATGGATGGAAAGACTTTCTAAAACATATGTAATGGGAAGAAAACCAATTATTCTACTAGGAACAAGAAATAAAGATGTAATCCTTAAGGCTGCTAAATATGCAGATATTGGGCTAGTAATGCTAGATGATTTTTTGGCAGATCCTGATCTATTTTTGTCAAATTATAAGAGGGTAATGGTTAGTGCTCAAATTGTTATAAGAAATACATATGAAGAAGCTCACTATGAATTAGAAAATAGTTTTTCTACACATATAAGAATCAAGAGATGGGCTATATATGGAAGTAGAGAAGATATAAAGAAAAAGTTATTAGAATTAGAAGCAATGGGAGTAACTGATATTTTACTTAGCAACGGTACAGATGTTGTTAGTCAATCAGATGGTCCTGTAGATGAATTAGTTTGGGAAATAATTCAGGAAAGAAAAAATAAAGTAGTTGACTAAGATATAAAAAAGCGGGATAGGCTAAGAAGCATTCTTTGCTACAATTAAGCCATAATGATCTATATCTCAGGCATTATCTAGCATGAAGAGTGAAAAGCTCTCTATAGCCAAACAGAAGGCTCATTTGGCGCAATACATTAGAGACCTTAAAGAAGCATCCCCTTGTATGGACTGTAAGGAATATTATCCATACTATGTCATGGACTTTGACCACGTACGTGGTAAGAAGCATGCAAATGTTATGGAACTTATTCCTACTCTGGATAAAAAGAAGATTGATTTAGAAATCGCTAAATGTGAAATAGTATGTTCTAATTGTCATCGTATTAGGACTCATATGAGACGTATAGCTAAAATTAAGTAGCTCTTCTTCCGCCGACGCACTTTCGCTGCTATCTTCTAAATATAAACCAAAGCTTAAATCTAATAGACTGGATAATTCTCTCTATTTTCTGCTCGACTTTAATATCCTTCTGATTGTAGCTTTTAGGACTATTACTTAGATTAAAGAAGTGTCTGGGCATATAATAATTATATCTTATATTTGTATAAGGCTTCTAGTTCCGCCGCACTTTTTCGGGCGCACTTTTCAATTCGCACTTTATTTAGTATAATAGAATTATTGGACCATAGCTCAGTTGGCAGAGCGGGAAGCTGTTAACTTCTAGGTCCCTGGTTCGAGTCCAGGTGGTCCAGCGATGCGAGTGTTACATAATGGTAGTGTCTCTGCCTTCCAAGCAGATAGTGCCAGTTCGATTCTGGTCACTCGCTCCATATCTCTATAGCTCAGCGGAAGAGCAACAGGTTTCTACCCTGTGTGTCGGGAGTTCGAATCTCTCTAGGGATACAAAGAAAAAACCCCAATCAGAGGCGGATCCGATTGGGGTTTTCTAGTGTATTGCTACACGTTATACTGGGAGCTTAATCTGTGGGATGCTACAACCAGTACTTATGAAGTATAAAATAGCTTAAATTATATGTCAAGGGTTTATTCCCAGAGAAGTTTCTTTCCTGGATCAAATAGCCACTCTTCTTCTTTGTACTTGTTGTCTTCTGTCATTTCGTAGAGTATATCCATAAGTACTTTGCAGTCTTCATGTTTCCAGGTTAAGTTACACCTGCCATCTTTTACATTTAAGCACTTATTTAAATAAGACTCTACAACATTAATGCTTTGAGGGCTATGCATTGTCTTCTTGTTCTCCAGGGCTAAATGATGGGGCAGGGCCCAATAGGTATCCCTGATCATGATATTCAACCATCTTAGATACATCTTCTGGGCCAACTAGCTTATTAGCAATAAGTGTTAAAAGGTCATATATTCTATGTAGCATAATATAATTAACCATAGGCAGGTTATCTTCTAAATTTTGTGGCTTTTCATCCTCGATCATTTGGTCGTCCTAAATCTTCCCAAAACTTTTCTCGACCCATTTGGTCTGTTTCTATTATTTGTCCGCCATCGGTATTAATTTGAATCGACGGCTCTTTTGAGTCTTTCATACATCTCCAGCCCAATATTGTTTTTATACTGACAAGATAAGCAGTATAGATAAATTATACCCTCATTTGTTTCGTTGCACATTAAAGGGCCCTGATCCATGGGACATTCAAGTCTAGGAACAAGGCCCTTCTCTGCGAGTTGAAGGTACTTAGACACGTACTGTATCTTCATGTACCTTCCTCTCTAATCTTTGAATTCGGTTAGGAACTCTTTGTATCTTGCCCCATTCAGGGAAGACCACGATGACCAATCATTACCGCCTTTAGTCATATAATACGTTATCTCTGCATTTATTACGGGGTCAAACAATAAAATGTTTGACCTTAGATCAAATTTTTCTTTACGATCAATGCCGAGTTCACCCAACATATTAATCTGAAAAATTCCGTAGGAACTGTCTCCAGTTTTCCTGTTACCATTGTAAGCCAGAGGTCTTGAATTAGACTCTGCCTTAGCAATAGCCCAAGCCTGTTTAAGGGCTTTTCCTTCAAAACCAACAGCTGATAGGAGTTCTTTTAGTTCTCCGTCTGTTAGCATCTCAGAAGGCTTGTACACAGTAGTGCTGTACTTCTCTAAGGTTTCTTTCTTTAGTTGTACTGTTGATTTAGGTGTTTCCACCTGCAATGCTTGTGTAATTGTTGGTCCAGGCTGGACAGTAAATAAAAATAATGTTATCATTCCTATATACGACCAGTTATGAGCAACATCACTCAAGCGCTGTTTTATATTCTCCATTGGCATTTCCTCCTTTAGAGATAACGAACTATAATAATAACATTACTTGATAGTAGCTGTCAAGTTAGTCAACCAGAAAGAAATACATGAACATATCTCTTTATACGCCAAGATCAGGATTAAATCCTGCTGTAGGCTTTGGATATGCTTCACAACATATAGTTAAATCATTACAACAATTAGGTCATACCGTAACTTGGTCAAATCCAAAAGCTCCAGTACAAATAAACTTTACTCAACCTCATTTATATAAATTACATAAGGGGCAATATCAAATTGGATATACTCCCTGGGAGTCTACTGGGATGCGACCAGACTGGGTAGATAGATTTAATTTATGCGACGAAGTTTGGGCAACATCAACTTGGAACTCAGAAGTATTTAAAGAAAACGGCGTTAATAAAGATATAAAGGTTTATCCTCATGGTATCGAAGATGTTTGGAAACCAAGGCGAAGAGTTGTTAAAGATGTCTTTAAATTTTTGCATATTGGAGAGCCTTCTCCCAGAAAAGACGGGCAATTAGTTTTAGATACTTTTATTAAAATGTTTGGCAATGATCCAAAATATCATTTAACCATTAAAGCTCATTTAACAACTTCAATTAGAATTTATGATAAAGTTGGAAACCTTGTTTCTCCATCATCTGTTTATAATAACATTACTATAATTACAGACGAATATAACATAAATGAATTGGTAAGCCTTTATCATAGACACCACGTTCTTATCTATCCTACTTGGGGAGAAGGCTTTGGATTTATTCCGCTACAGGCACTTGCATCAGGCATGCCAACAATAACAACTTATCCATGGGCGGAGTATAAAGAGTTTATCGGACCCCTTGCATTAAAGTCTAGACTTACAGATGAGACTCTTCCAAAAGCAGTAGGTGATCCGCATATTGGTAAAATGTTTAAACCAGATGCAAAACATTTAGAGGATTTAATGTATGATTCAGTTATAAACTTTAAAGCATATTCAGGTTACTATTTTGCTCAGTCGACTAGGATACATGAAAAGTATAACTGGATTAAGTTGACCAAGAATGCTTTTAGCGATTTAGATAAAAAATTTTCTTAGCCCTTCCCCTTTTAATTAAACTTTGGTAGAATTGAGCTTCAACTAAAAAATCATATACCGCAAGGCGGAGAAAAGGTGTCATTTAAAAATGTCAAAAACTATTGAAAACCCATACGAAAACTTTATTGCTTTATCTAGATATGCACGATGGATTCCAGAGGATAACCGTCGTGAGACATGGGGAGAGACAGTAGATAGATACTTTGATTTTATGCTGAATCACCTTTTTAAAGAATACTCATATGAGCCAGAATCAAAACTAGTTGAAGAACTAAAGTCTGCTGTGTTCAATAGAAATGTAATGCCATCAATGAGATCCGTAATGACTGCAGGTGCTGCCCTAGACAGAGATAATGTTGCAGGATACAATTGTTCATTTGTACCAGTAGACAATCCAAGATCATTTGATGAAACAATGTATATTCTTATGTGTGGCACAGGTGTTGGCTTTTCTGTTGAGTACAAGTATGTTAATAAACTTCCCGCAGTGCCAGAATCATTTGAAAAGTCTGATACAGTAATAGTTGTAGAAGATTCTAAGCAAGGTTGGGCAAAGTCATACCGTGAACTACTTGCATTGCTTTGGTCTGGACAAATTCCAGCAATTGATGTATCTAAAGTTCGTCCCGCAGGCGCAAGACTTAAAACAATGGGTGGCAGATCATCTGGTCCACAACCATTAGTTAATTTATTTGATTTTACTATTGCAAAGTTTAAGTCAGCAGCAGGACGCCAGTTAAAGCCTATTGAAGCGCATGACATTATGTGCAAGATTGGCGAAGTAGTTGTAGTCGGAGGAGTTCGTCGCTCAGCAATGATTTCTCTTTCTAATATTAATGATATTGAAATGGCTGCAGCAAAGTCTGGTAATTGGTGGGAGAATAACACACAACGTGCATTATCAAATAATTCTGTTGCGTATTCACGCAAGCCAGATATGGAGCAGTTTATTGCAGAATGGAAATCTTTGTATGACTCAAAGTCAGGAGAACGAGGTATATACAACGTGGCCGCAGCTCAGGCCCAAGCAGCCAAGTATGGAAGAAGAGATCCAGATATTCACTACGGAACTAACCCGTGCTCAGAGATTATTCTACGTCCTTACCAGTTTTGTAATCTTTCAGAAGTCGTATTACGTGAAAATGATACAAAGAAAGATATCGAACGTAAGGTTCAATTAGCTACAATCCTTGGAACATGGCAGTCTACTCTTACAGACTTTAAGTACCTACGTAAAATCTGGAAAGATAACACAGAAGAAGAGCGTCTGCTAGGAGTATCTTTAACTGGACAATTTGGACATAAGTTTATGTCAGGCAAAGAAGATTTGGTTTCCCTAGAAGAATTCTTGATGACTCTTAGAGAATCAGCAAGAGCAAAGAATAAAGATGAGGCTGGGAAAATTGGGATTCCTGAGTCTGCCGCTATTACTTGTGTAAAGCCATCTGGAACAGTATCTCAATTGGTCGGGGTATCTTCAGGAATGCATGCATGGCATTCTCCATATTACATTCGTACAGTACGTGGTTCAAAGGGAGATCCTATTTCTACATTTTTGAAAGAAGTTGGAATTCCAGTAGAAGACGACGTAATGAAGCCAAACGAGACTTACGTATTTTCGTTTCCAGTAAAGGCACCAGAAGGTGCAATTGTTAGAAATGATTTAACAGCTATCGAACACCTAAACATTTGGTTAGTTTATCAACGTGCATGGTGTGAGCATAAGCCATCTATTACAGTTTCTGTAAAAGAAGATGAGTGGATGGAAGTTGGAGCATGGGTCTATAAGCATTTTGACGAAGTCTCTGGAATTTCATTCCTGCCACATTCTGACCACTCATACAAGCAGGCTCCATACCAAGAAGTTAGCAAAGAAGATTACGAGGCACTTGTTGCAAAGATGCCAAAAGAAATTCGCTGGGAAGATTTGTCTTTTTATGAAACAGAGGATGGAACTTCTACAAATGCTACGCTTGCCTGCAGTTCAGACGGTAATTGCGAGCTTGTAGACATTTCTGCCTAAACGGTATATAATAAATATTGGGGGAAACCCCAAAATTCCTGGGCACAATGCCCAGAAATAGGAGGATCTAATGAAACAAGATCTAAACAATGATGGAAAGGTAACCATGCAAGAGAAAATTCTAGCAGCGTTAGCAAGTTATGGTCGTCACTTTTTGGGTGCAGCCATTGCTCTTTACATGACTGGAAATACTGACCCAGGAGACTTAATCAAGGGTGGTATTGCGGCTTGTCTACCAGTTATTTTGAAGGCACTTAATCCAAATGAAAGCTCATTTGGCTTTACAAAGAAGTAAAATTAAGAAAGTAATTAGGACGGCTCCTGTGCTAAAATAAGCATAGGAGTCTTCCTATTAGGAGAGAAATGTCAGCCCAAAAAAACTTTCAAGTTGATCAAAACACAACCTTCAGGTTTGTTGTTGAATATAAAGATAGCCAAGACAATCCTATTAATCTGACTGGATCTTCTGCAAAAATGCAGGTAAGAGATGGAACATCTGCTTCTAAGCTAGCAGCAACTCTAACATCACCATTGGGTGGAATTGTGATAGACCCTCTTCTGGGCAAGATAACAGTCACGATGACGCCAACTCAAACAAATAAATTATTTTATCCAAAGTCTGCTTACGATTTAATCTTGGTAGACAGCAATTCAAACAGAATAAAAATTATTGAGGGATTTTTAACCCTTAATAAAACGGTGACCATCTAATGCCAACTAATAATAGTAATAACATCGTAGTAACCGAAGAAGTTCACAAGGTCGTAGTTCCTAATGTTGGAATTCAAGGACCTAGAGGAAAGAGCATACTCAACGGTCTTGGAGAGCCCGCAGCCAATTTTGGTGTCGAAGGAGATTTCTACTACGACAAAAATACAACAAGATTCTATGGCCCAAAGCCAAACGATCTTTCTTGGGCGGGAGCAACAAATTACCTTTTAAGCACAGCAACCCTAACTTACCCATTTTCAATAAGTCAGGTCATAGATCAAGGATCTTATTGGGCGCTTGAAATAACTCACAACATGGGATACAACCCAAATGTCACTGTTAAAAATAGCGCAGGAGACATATTAGAAACAGGAATAGACTATAATAGTAACATGAAGATTACGCTGACAATGGCTCAACCATTCGGCGGGACAGCATACCTGTCTTAAAGGAGAATAGAAAATGGCAAGATTATTTGTAACTGATATCAATCTGAATAAGAATGAACTTCAGAATGCCAGAATTCAGGGGCTTACAGCAAATCCATCAGCTCCTGTAACTGGACAGATTTACTACAACACAGTAGAAAATGTAATGTACTACTACAATGGACTTGCATCACCTAATGGTCCATGGATGCCAATGTCTGGCTCCCAAGAAGTCATTCAAGATGTTATCGGTTCATCAGTTCTTGGCGGAACAGCATTAACTGCTACATATAACGATACAGCAGGAACAACAACTCTTAAACTTAATGATACTACAGTAACACCAGGATCATATGGATCACAAACACAGATTCCTACTTTTACAGTAGATGCACAAGGTCGCTTAACAGCAGCAGGAACAGTAGATGTTGCAACAACACTTACAGTTTCAGGCGATGGAGCAGATTCAACATCAATCAATTTATTGACAGAAACACTAGAGGTTAACGGCGGAGAAGGAATTGATGTTCTTGTAACAGATAACACAATTACAATATCAGCAGAAGATGCAACCTCATCAAATAAGGGTGTTGCAAGCTTTGACGCAACAGACTTTACAGTAACATCAGGCGCAGTAACATTAAATGCTGAGCGTGTACAAGATATTGTTGGCGGACAAATTGTTGCAGGCGAAGGCATCGATGTAACATACGATGATGCAGCAGGAACCCTAACAGTAGATGCAGAAATTGCAACAACTACAAACCGTGGTGTTGCTTCTTTTGCTACAGCAGATTTTACCGTAACAGATGGCGCAGTATCTGTTAAGAACGTAAACCTTGGAACACAAACCACTGGTGATTACGTTGCAAATATCACAGGAACAGCTAACGAAGTAACAGTTAGCCCTACATCTGGAGAAGGAACCACAGTAACAATTGGTTTACCAGATGATGTAACAATTACCAACAACTTAAATGTTGGCGGAAACCTTAATGTAACTGGAACAATTAACTCAGTAAATACCACTCAGGTAAATATTGTTGATAATAAGATTAACCTTAATACTGACTTTACTGGAACTCCAACAGCAGATGCTGGAATTCGTGTAGAGCGTGGCGAAGGTGCAGATGTAGAAATTCTATGGAACGAGTCTGATGATCGCTGGACCCTTACAAATAATGGTACAAATTATCACGCAATTACAAGAAAGTTTTCAGGAACAATTGGAAACGGTGTTTTAACACAGATACCTGTAACCCACAACCTTGGAGCAAGAGATGTCTCTGTTCAAGTTTATGATTCTAATACATACGAAACCGTAGAGTGCGATGTAGTTAGAACTTCTACAAGTGTTGTAACACTAGGATTCACAGTAGCACCAGCCGCTGGAGCATATACGGTAGTAATCGTAGGATAAGGGGGCATTAAGTGTCTGTAAAAAGATTAGTCCCTTTACATGCAGTAGCATTAGAATCAGATCCAGTTGTAGGTAGAATTGGTGATCTTTATTATAATGTAACAGAATCAGAGCTAAGATACTATGATGGTACCACCTGGAATCCAATCGGTGGCGGAGCAATTACTGGCTTATTAGACCATGTTCATACTTACGACGGAAATGTTTTTTCTGTTTCGGAATCTACAGTTGCATCAACTGGAACCTTAGATGGAGGAAATCCATTTTCAGAGTTTGGAAACTTACCAGGAAATCTTGATGCAGGTGAAGCGTAATGGCTATTGTACAAATAAGACGTGGCACTACATCTCAATGGTCTCAATCTACTAAAATATTAAAAGTAGGCGAGCTTGGAATAGATACAACTCTTAATAGATTAAAAATTGGTAACGGTACAAGTCTTTGGAGTAACCTTCCTTTTATTATAGGAGATAGAGGTGCAGATAGTACAGTTCCAGGTCCAAAGGGCGATACTGGAGATCAGGGCCCAGTTGGCCCAACAGGTGCAGCAAGTACTGTGCCTGGACCACAAGGTCCAGCAGGGCCGCAAGGGCCACAAGGACTAAAAGGCGATACAGGATTAACAGGACCAAAAGGCGATACAGGATTAACTGGCGCAGCAGGTGCACAAGGAATTCAAGGTTTAACAGGTCCACAAGGTTTAAGAGGAGAAACAGGTTTAACAGGTGCAGCAGGTGCAGCAAGCACCGTACCTGGGCCACAGGGTTTAAAGGGAGATACTGGTGACACAGGACCACAAGGTCCACAAGGATTAAAGGGCGATACTGGAGATCAGGGCCCAGCAGGCGCAGCAACTTTTAATGGACAAACAGATGTAACAAACGCTGGTCTTACAATTGATAAAATTGCTTATCCTGCAATTACTAGGTTAGATGTAACAAATAGTGGATCTTCAGCATATCTATTTATGAATCAATATGGCGGAAGCAATCCAACAATATATGCAATTTCAGGTACAACCATAGCATTTAATTTAAATGTTTCTGGACACCCATTTTTGATTAGATTTTCTGGAGCAAATTACAACACAGGGCTGATTCACGTTTCAACAACAGGAGTCATATCTACTGGTACCGATGCTCAAGGCAAAACTAGCGGAACCCTATATTGGCAAATTCCTCAAGGTATAAACGGAAATTACGGATACCTTTGCTCGTTTCATAGTGGAATGACTGGTACCATAACTATTAAGGATATAGCAACAATATGACAATAGAGACCGTAGGTAATTGGGAATGGGAAGTAGAGGAAAGCGATACAGCGCCTCTGCTTAATTTGACTATCAAAAATATTTCTGAAAATAAAACAGTAAAACTACTTAATATTAATTGGGCTACTGGAAGAGAAGACTTTTTAGAGCACTCTTACAATATGGCAATTGAAACTCTGAGCGGAGGAGACAACTGCTGTCTTGAAGGAAAGGTTGTGATGATATAAATGGCATCTAGAATAAGAATAAGAAGAGGCACAACAACTCAATGGAACTCTTCTACCAAAATTTTGGAGTCTGGCGAACTTGGTATTGACACAACTTTAAACAAGGTAAAAGCAGGAAACGGAATTAATATCTGGTCAGCCTTGCCTTATCTAACACCACCAGTTGCAGAAGTACAAGAAATGGCACAAGATGGAGTAGCCGCAGCTTTATCTGCTGGAACGCATTCAAATATAGTTGTATCTTACAGTGATGAGAATAACAGCATAAGTCTTTCAACTGGTCCAGATGTAGTAACAACAACTAGTCTTTCAACAACTTTAACAGATTCAACAACTGGATATGTTCCATACGGAGATATTGGTCAGCCAGATGGAGTGGCTTCACTAGATTCAAGTGGTAAGATTCCAGACTCAGAAATTCCAGCCACTATTGCTAGAGATACAGAAATTCCATCATCAACATCTTCTCTATCAGAAGGAACAAATCTTTATTTTACAGATGAGAGAGCACAAGATGCGGTAGGTAACAGCCTTGGATCTGGATTATCATACAATGATACAACTGGTGCAATATCTGTAGATACTTCAATTATATCTACTAAGACATATGCTGAGACAACAGCTACTACAGCAGCTACTACAGTATTTAATAATATATTGGATTCTGCTCCGACAGCTTTAAATACTTTAAATGAACTTGCAGCAGCAATAAATGATGATCAAAACTTTGCAACCACTATTACAACAGCATTAGGAACAAAATTAAATACAGCAACGGCAGCTTCTGACTATTTAAAGATAACTGATGCTGCTTCTACATATTTATCACAAACAGCAGCTACAACAACCTACCTAGCTAAAACTCAGCCAGCTTTAGACTATCAGATTTTTAATAGTGGAACAGGTGGATACGTAGTAAATGGAACTATAAATGGACCAATTACTTTAATTCCTGGAAAGCCTGCCAGAATTTCTATACAAGCACCAGGACATCCGTTTTGGTTTCAAACTTCATATGGAGCATACAATCAAGCAAATGTTTATGAGACTGGTATAGCAGGATCTGGAACAGCTACTGGACAAATAGAAATTTTACTTCCACTAGATGCTCCACAGCTTTACTATGCATGTCAATTCCATGAGCCAATGAAGGGTGTTGTTTTATTTGAAAAAGATAGCAGCCTTCAAACATTTGCCGCCAAGACTGGGTCTTATACTGCAGTTTTAATGGATATGGGAAAGATTATTGAAATGTCAGGTGGCGGAACCTTTACAATAACAGATTCAACATCATTCCCAGTAGGAACAACATTTGAAGTTCTTCAAACTGGATCTTCTCAGGTAACAATAGCTGGAGATGGTTTTACTATTAATGCTACACCAGGTTTAAAGCTCAGAACACAGTGGTCTGCCGCAACTATAATCAAAAGAGGCACGAATAGCTGGGTCGCTTTTGGAGACTTGGTAGCTTGATAAATGTCAAGACTCAATAAAAAATTTTTTAGCCGATTAGGTATCAGAAAAGTAGATGTACCCAACCTATCTGGATTAAATAGAGACCAGGCAATAGCTGTATTAAATGCCGTTGGCTTAGTGCCAGTAGATACTCCAACAAATACAGAAAATATTAATTTAAATCTAGGAATTGTTTCTCAATCGCAAGCTGCAGGATCTACGGTTTTAATTGGTTCACAAGTTTCTTTTAATTATTATAATTATGTAGCTCCACCAAACTTTAACCCAGGATTTAACCCAGGATTCAACCCAGGATTTGCTAACCCAGGATTTAACCCAGGATTTGGTGTTGTTTGTGATTATGTTGATGCACCAACTTACTGTACTGGTGTAGACTCTCAAGGCTACGGAGATGCTTATCAGCGGTCATGGACAGCTGGATGTCCAGATGTTTATTTAGGAAGAAGTTTCTGTGGTGTTCCTAACCCAGGATTTAACCCAGGATTCAACGAACCAGCATTCAACGAACCAGCATTCAACGAACCAGCATTTGACACACCGCTCTTTGGAGGATCTGGAGATCTGACTAATCTTGATCTTAGCGCACTATTTAGTTTTGGTGGCAAAAGCGTTGGCATTACAACTTTAGTTAGAACTACCGATGGTCTTGTTAAAGCAGGAGATTTACGAGTCGGAGACACTCTTTTATCTGCAAATATTGAAGGATTCCCTTATGAAGGAGATGAAGGAATAACTGCTCAAGCGATTGCTTGGTCAGATAATAATCCTAGCATAATCCCAGAAGTTACAACTATAGCTAATATCTATAAAACACAATCTGCATATGCGGTTGTAATTAATGAAGATATATTTTCTCAATACCACTATATTTTAATTAAAAGAAATGGCGTATCTAAGTTTGAAACTTCAGTAAATATAGTTAAAGAAACTGATTTGGTTTATTCATATGACACTAGCAGCTGGGAGCCTATTTATCTTTATGAAATAGTTCAGGCTCCACACGATATTATTTCTATCAACTGTGAGCCATACGATATGTTTTTTACAGAAAGGATGTTAACTCATGATTCAAGCGCAATATAATATTATAGAGATGAAAATGGTCGGAGAAAACCTTGTGCCCGTATTTTCTGCAATGCCTAATGAACTAAAGGGCTCCTGGATACATGTTACAAAATTAAACCATTCATCTATAAAATATGTAAGCGCAATTTATTTTAATGATGTGCATCCCGAAAACACTGTCGTTATTTCAGATTATTTTCCTACAGAATACCCAGACTTGTATTGCACCGTTAATAAAAATGGAAGAAATGAAAGAGTTTATGTAAATCCAAAATATAGAAAAATGGGGTTGCTGGGAGTTTCTGGATTAGTTGCTAGAGCAATATTTAATGATTATTTAAATATAATTATGGATGTGCCTTTAGATAGAAGCGAAAAAACTGAAAAAGCTACTAAATTAGTTAAAGATGTATGGCAAGAAAAAATAGAAAGCATTCCTCTAGAACAAAAATCATCAATATCAGTATTTGATATTGACCCGCCAAGAGATCCAGCTTATCCAGATGTTTGGCATGGCCACAGACCAGGAGGAAAAAATGGTTAATAAAATATTTTCAGAACAGGATATAAGTGTTTACAGTTTTTCATATATAAGAGACACAGAGCTTCAAGTTATGCTTTCAAGCTTTGAAGAGATTTCATGGATAGAAAGAGTAAATGGTTTTAAAGAAGGAATAATTAAAACAACAAACTTTAAAAATTTAAATTTAGAAAATAGGAGGCTATATATTAGCTATATTTCTGAAATAAATTCTTATCTTCATGACAGATCCCTTGCATTTGTTTATCCAATAGAGAATGTGTTTTTAAAAATAATTCCAGAAACATCATACATGCAAGAGTTTTTAAACCCAGGACTAATAGATACCATATCAATTATTTATATAGTAAATAGCAATCACACGGGATCTAATATTACATTCTTAAACAAAGATATTTCTATACCACTATCAAAAGGTAATTTAATAATTTTCCCATCTTCAGAAGAATATAGGTATAAGATTTCTGAAGTTTCTTCTGGAGAAATGATTGTTGGAGTTTCTTACGTAGAGGTTAAGAATGATTAATACAGAAAGTCAAAATAAAAACGAAAACGTTATATACAGAGAAAAAAGAAAAACAATCTCAGTTAAAGATAAATTTGATACACTGGGCCTATATGAAAAAATAATAAATGAATTAGATAAATCTGAAAAATTCTATGATTTCCCACATTCTAATGAAAAAGATATCAAGGTATACGATAAAAATAATTACAATCCATTTTTTATGCATGACGAACAAATGTATTTTCTTTTTCAAAAAGTATCTCTATTAATAAAAAATGCATGTGAAAAATATCAATTTAGCTACTTAAAAAATAAATATTTTATTTACTCTTCATTAATTGAAGACCAGGACCCGTCTTTATGGTATGATGCTGGTGGTACATCAAGACCCTCAATGTTTGGAATAATTTCTCTAGACTCAGAAAAAACAAGATTACTAATTAATGAAGAAGAGTTTGAGATAGAGCCTGGAGAAATTATTGTTTCGGAAGCGGGCAATAAAATTGTTTATTCTAATAGATTTAAATCAATAGTGTTTTATGTAAGCCCATTATCAGAAATAAAAAATCAGTATTCACAAAAGTGGATACCTTTAGTCTAAAATAAAAGGAGATATTATGATAATTGACACCCCAGCAATTGGAATAAAAATATATAGAAACGCTTTGCCAGAAGCAATGAACATTCCAGCAAGGCTAGAAAAGGTCTTAAGTTCAGGTAAAAGCTCAATGTTTAAGTGGTCGATTGCCACAGTTGGAGACCACGTACAAAAATTAGATTACAGAGATTGTGTCGATTTTAAAATCAAAAGAGATTCTTTGAGGCCAGGGAATGAACTATCTGACGAAATAATATCTGTTCATGATCAAATAACAGAAAAGCTTCAAGAGTGTTTAAAGGATTACATGAGAGCATACAATACGAACACACTGCACTACATGGAAGCTATAAACTTTGTTCGTTATGGAGAAGGACAGCATTTTAAAACACACCCAGACAGCGGCCCAAGCTATTCATGCGACGTATCTACTGTTATGTATTTAAATAGCGACTATGAGGGTGGAGAGCTGTACTTCCCCCATTTTGACTATACCTATGTTCCTCAATATGGCGACATTGTGCTATTCCCATCTAGCTATCTTTTTTCACATGCCGCCTTACCAGTAAAGTCTGGAATAAAGTATTCTGCAGTAACTATGTTTTCATATAACGATAGAAACCATCAAGATCATGGTAGGTATCAGGGCCAGGTTTCTAAAGTTCTATAGATAGGTAAAGAAACATTTAAGGTATAATTAGGGAAGAGGTGTAAGCAAATGGCAACAAATTTCCCAGCGTCTTTAGACGTTCTAGTTAACCCACAGCCGAATGATTCGGTTGAGGAAGTTTCCCATTCCGCCCAACATGCAAATGCCAACGATGCAATTGAGGCATTGGAGTCTAAGGTCGGTGCCAATAACTCTACCGACCCAAACTCTTTAGACTATAAGGTCAAAACACTTGAAACAAATATCCTAGATATTGAAGAGGTGGAAGATCTTGTCGGCGGCTTGCTTACCACTGGAACCCATAACAATATTACAGTAGCATACGACGATGTTGCTAGAAAAATAAATTTAACTGCTACCTATGACGATGAAGAGGTCATGGATGCAATTGCTACTTCTTTGACAGCAGGCAACGGAATAACAAAAACTTATGATGATGTTGCAAACACAATAACTTTAGCGGTAGATACCTCAGTTATGGCAGATAAGACCTACGTAAATACCGCAATATCAAACCTTGTAGATTCAGCACCAGGACTGCTAGACACTCTAAATGAAATTGCGGCAGCAATAGGAGACGATGCAAATTTTGCAACAACAATAACATCCGCTCTAGCAACAAAGTTAAATATTACAACAGCAGCAAGCACATACCTTTCAATAGCTGATGCCCCAGAGACAATATCAGATACAACAGGAGCAATGTTTGCACATAATGGGCATACAAATGTAGTTGCAACTTATGATGATACAACTAATAGGGTAAACCTTTCAGTAATTGCTCAATTAACACAAGAACAGGCTCAAGACTATATCGCTCCTCTTTTTGTACATAATTTAAATCCAAACATTACAGCAACCTATGATGATGAAGCAAACAAGCTAATACTAGAAACAATAATCCCTCCGTCTAAAGCTATTATGTCAGCTTCTGCCCCATCATCTCCGTCAGACGGTCAATTCTGGCTGGACACTGATGAATTTAGAAGTGGCACAACTAGAGCCCTCAAAGTATGGAATGCTTTAACTTCAACTTGGGAATACATAAGCTCAGACCTATCTCTTTCTACTACAAATACCTGGACCTCAAAGAATACTTATACAAACGGTATTATTATTGGTTTAGATGCCGCACCAACTACTCCAGTACACGGACAAATTTACTACAATAAAATTCTTAACAAGCTAAATGTTTGGGACGGCTTATTGTGGAAGGAAGTATCTGGTTCTGGCGGTGGTGGAGGCGGACTCACATTAATTCCAACAGATGCTTCTGCACCAGCAAGTACATTTTTCGTAGGTCTTATCGAGCCACCAGCGGGAGCAACAACTCTAGGAGATTTGTGGATAGACGTTGATGATGATGCTGGCGCAACAGAATTTATTTATGCTGGACCAGAAGCCCCAGCAAATTATAATACAGATACTCTTTGGATTGACACAGATGAACCGATAACAGAATTAATATATAGTGCAAATGAGCCAGCAACCCCTTCTTACACAGGAGAGCTTTGGATAGACTTAGATGATACTTCAGGACAGTCTATTGTCTCCTCTTTGACCCCTCCAACGCCTGCAGAAACAGATCTTTGGATAGACCTAGCAAACGAAGAGGGATACTTAGAGTATAAAGATTTATTTAAAAATGGAGCAGCGTCAGTTCAAGCTTTTTCAAATTTGCCTACTGCTTCTCTTTATCCAGGGGCAATGATATACGTAGTTTCACAAAAAACAATATATGTATCTGTTGATAATCAATGGAAAAAGATGTACCCAAACTCAGATTCAGAAGTCCTGTCTTGGATAGGATTTTGAACAAATTTATAGTATAATGACACTTGGAGGAATTATAATATGTCACTAAAGCGTTGGAATGGAACGGCCTGGGTTGTAGTAGCAGGATCACGACCAGGAGCACAAGGTCCTCAAGGTTTACCTGGACAAGCAGCAACAATATCTGTAGGCGCAGTAAACACATTACCTTCAGGATCAGCACCGACTGTTACAAATAGCGGAACATCTTCAGCGGCAATATTAAATTTTAGTCTTCCTACTGGAACGCAGGGCCCAGCGGGTGCTGCAGGTGCAGCGGGACCTCAAGGAACAGCTGGACAAAGAGGTTCATATAATTTCACTGGAATTGCAGATCCAACAGCACAAAACCCAGCAAACAAATTAGGTTTAGATAATTATTTAAATACAACAACGGGCGATTGGTTCCAATATAATTCAACTACATCGACATGGACATTACAGGGAAATATTAGAGGCCCACAAGGACAGCAGGGATTAACTGGAGCAACAGGTGCAGTTGGACCTTCTGGTAATGAACTAGCTAATGATATACTTAAGGAAACAACGGTAGCTAGGGTAGATGCAATGCTAAACCTAGGTCTATATTATCCAAAGTATACAAGTACTTTGACTCAAACAGAGTTGAACAGTAAATTTGCAGCAACAAGTTATTTATTTTAGGAGAATATAATGTCAAGAAGACAAATAGAACACGCATACTACGTATTTAAGCCAGAATTAGATCAGATTATTATTCCAAGAATAGTAAGACAAGATCGATTGATGCTTATCACAAATACGACACAAGGTAAGGTCATCTACAACTTCTCCGATCCTAATTTAACTGCAATATCTTTTTCAGTAGACAATGAAGTTGGCTATGAGCCAAAGACAATTATTACTCTTAAGTACAACTGTGCATCAATGGCTGCTACCGATCAACTTGCAATCATTGTTGACGAGCCAGCAGAAACAGTAACATTTACAGAGCCGCTTATGGATGCGGTAAATAAACTTAGAGTCGCCCCACCACAATCTTTAATGGATACAGACTTTGAATATGGTATTCAGAGCTCTAAGTGGGAAGCCTTGGTATTAACATCAAATTACCCATCATTCTTTTCTAGAGCAACAGGCGGAAACTCATTTGACGTAGTAAGCGTAACTGGCGATGGCGCAGCGCCAAGATCTACAGTTACTGTAGTTGTTTCTAGCCCAGCAACAGAACTTGTTGCAGGAGATGTTGTTTCACTTCAAGATACAAAAAATCCTTTAGCTGAAGGAACTTTCCCAGTTGAAACAGTAAGCGCAGACGGATTTACATTTACATATTTAGCAAGCGGAATTGTTTCTGGATCAATTTCAGATGGAAGCCTTACATCAGTTACTGGTGGAGGAATCTTCGATAACGCACACATTCCAGGCGGAAACGATTCTCTCGGACTTCAAGGATGGTCTGCAAACTCAGACGGAGCAGCACAATCTACAATTACAATTACAACAAGCACAGCTCATGGACTTCTTCCAGGAACACCAATTCTAATCGGAAGCCAGAATGCAAATTGCTCAATCAAGGGATCTTGGAGAATATTTAACGTCTCAAGTCCAAATCAAATGAAGTTTAAAATGGATTCACAGGTTTCTAACCCAATTGTCACAAATGGCGTAGGACTTTATGCAAAGCCAAATGGTTATGTTCAGCACAGACCACACGATGGAGGAGTTATTCTTTCAACAACAGACAATGTCTGTGGAGTAAGAGTTATTCGTCAAACACGTCGTCACTTTAGATATCAGTCAGGAAAGTCAATTCAGTTCTCAACTGGTGTAAAGTTTACCCCTACGTTTGACGTAGATCAGATATCTGTAGCTGGAGTTTTGATTGGAAATCAGGTTGTAACAGTCCGTACAATTCAAGATCACGGAATGCAACCAGGAGCAAAAATTAAGGTAGACGGAGTTCAAACAGCAGGAACTTACAACCCATGGAATGGCAAGTTTACGGTTACAAATGTTTTAGGAACAAATGAGTTCCAATATATAATGCCTATTACACAAAATTTAACTGCTACTGATCAGTTCCCAGGAGGAGTTGACGTAACAATTACTGTTTACAAGTGGGAAGGTGCTGCAACAAGAACTGGTATGTACAATGACCAAAACGGATTCTTCCTTGAATACGATGGCACATACCTATATGCGGTTAGAAGATTCTCTAAGAAAGATCTTTTTGGTAAAATTGCTGCAACTAAGTTTTCAAACACAATTACTGGTATAAATACAAGATTCAGAAAGCAGTTGCTGGTCGGAGACCAGATTGTTATTAAGGGAGCAAACTACACAGTTATTGAAATTGCATCAGACACTAATATGAAGGTTAGCCCTGCATATAAGGGAGATTCTCTAACAAACTCATCTTATGTTATAACTCAAGAAATTAGAGTTCCTCAGACCGAGTGGAACGTAGACAAGCTAGATGGTAAGGGACCTTCAGGATACACATTGGACCCAGCATTGATGCAGATGGCCTACATTGACTACACATGGTATGGTGCGGGATTTATTAGATTCGGATTTAGAGGCACAGAAGGAAATATTGTTTATTGCCACAAGATGCCTAACAACAATAGAAACACAGAAGCTTACATGCGTTCTGGAAACCTTCCAGCAAGATATGAAGCTATTAACTCACCATTCTTTAGCACAAAGCTAAAGGCGGGATCATCAGGAATTGTTGGATCTCCATTATCCCCAACAATGATTGTTATGTATGTTGATAGTGTTAAATTCTGGCCAGACCAAGGATTCTTGGTTATAAAAGACGACACCAATTTTGAAATTTGTTCTTATACAATTACTAATAGAGAATATAATGCAATTGCACAAGGATATCCTGTTAATATTAACAGAAGACAGCCAATGACCTCTTATCTACAGGGTCAGGCAGTTCAGCTATCAGGATCTTCTAGCAATGCAACATATCTTCCAGATAATACTATTACAAATGGAACTGGAACTGCACAAGTTTCTGTTCAAACAATTACAAATACCTGTGCTCCAGTAATTAGCCACTGGGGATCATCTGTTATCATGGACGGTAAGTTTGATGATGATAAGAACTTTATCTTTACCGCTGGTATGCAGAGATTCGTAAACGTTGCAGGTTCTGGTGAAGTTATTGCAAAGATTGCTTCAAAGTCTGCTACATCAGGTGTTGCAACAGTAACAACTGCTGCACCGCACCAGTTGCAGGTTGGATATCCAATTAGAATTTCTGACGTAAATACTTCAGCATCAATAACAAGTATTGTAAGAACTTCTGCATCTACAATAAGAGTTACAACTCAGGGTTCTCACAACTTTGTTCAAGACCAAAACGTAACTATATCAAATTCAGTTCTTTCTAGAAACCTTCAAAATGGACAGATTCAAACTACCGCAATAGTTGGTGTCTTGAACGGGATTAGAACAATATCTGCAGTGCCATCGTCAAACCAGTTCGATGTAATCCTTGCAGGTGTATATGGATACACTGCTCAGCCTCAAACAAATTCAAGCGCTGTAGAAAGTTCAACATTTAATGGAACATTTACAGTAAGCGCAGTAACAAGCAATACAATTCAGTACACGATACCATTTGGAACTACAATTCCAACAAGTATTGTTACCCCTCAAGGATCCGCTTCACAGAGCTTTGGTTCTTCAGCAATTGCAAGACCACTTCTTTCAATCAGAATTGCTCCTTCAGCAGATAATGGAATTGGAAGAAATTACGGTAAGAGAGAAACTCTTAACACTATGCAGCTAGCACTAAGTTCGCTTGGTATTCTTGCTCAGGGAGCATTCTTGATTCAGGGTATATATAACCCATCAGCTTTCCCTACTGGAGTAAACCTTCCAGGCGATTGGGAAACTATTAGAATCCCTGGTGGATCTCTAGCACAGGTTATCTACCATGATAATACTGGTAGAACAGGTTCTACTGTAACCAACCCTATAACAACAATCAGAGGTGGAGATCAGGCGTTTGCTTTCTACACCGACGGTACTGGTGGTACAAACTACTCAGCTACAACATTTGATTTGTCAAAGGTTAAGGATCTTGGAACATCAATTCTTTCTGGTGATGGAAACTTTAAAGCACCAGGATTCCCAAATGGTCCAGATATTTTAACAATCGTCGCAACAAACCTAGGATTAACATCTGGAGATATTTCAGCCCGTTTATCTTGGACAGAAGCTCAGGCATAAAAGGAGTATAAAATGGCAGTATCAGATGTCCCAATAATTGGCACGGCTACCAAAACTGGATCGACAACAGCAACAGTAGCATTTGCGGCACCACTTAATGATGGTGGCTCTACAATTACTAACTATACTGCCTTATCAACTCCTGGCAGTATAACTGCATCATCGGCAACATCTCCAATTACAGTCACAGGATTAAACCCTGGAACAGAATATACTTTTACTGTAACGGCTACAAATGGAGATGGCGTATCTGGTCCTTCTGCTCCAAGTAATAGCATTACAACAGATGCTGTTGTTCCTGATGCTCCAACTGTTGGAACAGCTACAAAAACTGGAACAACAACTGCAACTTTAGCATTTCTCCCACCAACTTCTAATGGTGGTAGGCCAGTTACTAGTTATACAGTAACTTCTCTTCCTGGTAGCATTACAGCTACTGGAACATCTTCTCCAGTTTCAATTACGGGACTGACTTCAGGAACACAATATACATTTACGGTAACAGCTACAAACTCTATTGGTACCTCTAGCCCCTCACAGGCAAGTAATGCTGTAACTACAGATTACGTAAATCCTAACAGCCCAGGTGCACCAACAATTGGAACTGCTGCAAAGACTGGTTCAACAACAGCAAATGTTCCATTCACAGCGCCAGCATCAGATGGCGGATATGCAATTACTACATACACTGCCATATCAACTCCTGGTGGTATTACTGGAACACTTTCTCAAGCAGGCAGCGGAACAGTTCCCGTTACTGGACTAACCCCTGGAACAGATTATACATTCGTAGTATTTGCAACAAACTCACAAGGCGCTGGTAGTAACTCATCTGCAAGTAATACAATTACAACAGATGCAGCAGCACCTAGCGCCCCTTTAAATCCTGTAGCTACTAAATTAAGCTCAACAACTGCAAGAGTTACGTTTAATGAGCCAGCTACAAGCAATGGAGCAGCAGTAACTACTTACACAGTTACATCAACTCCTGGAAATGTCACTGCCACTGGATCAGGATCTCCTATTACAGTTACAGGACTAACTGCTGCAACAGCCTATTCATTTACAGTAACAGCTACAAACTCCGCTGGCACATCTGTTGCCTCAGCGCCAAGTAATCAGATTGTTTCAGATGCCACAGTTCCTGGAGTACCAACTGTTGGTACAGCAGTAAAGCTAACATCAACATCAGCACGGATTCCATTTACGCCACCAGCTTCAAATGGTGGAGCAGCAATTTCTAACTACACAGTTACATCAACTCCTGGCAACATCGTTGCCTCATCAACAACATCACCTATTACTATTACAGGATTAACTCCTGCGACATCATACACATTTACCGTAAAGGCAACTAACTTTGTTGGAGACGGAAACGCTTCCGCTTCAAGTAACAGCATAACAACAGACGCAGCAGACGTATTTGCACCAGATGCCCCAACAATAGGAACAGCAACAAAAACAGGATCTACAACAGCAACTGCTGCGTTTACTGCTCCAGCTTCAAATGGTGGCGCAGCAATCATTGGATACATTGGTACATCAACCCCTGGTGGCATTATTGCTTCATCAACAACATCGCCAATGACTTTCACAGGATTAACTCCTGCTACACACTATACATTTAAGGTAAGAGCAGTTAACTCTGTTGGCACTGGACCTGAATCAGCTGCAAGTAATATTGTAAATACAGACAGTGCTCCTCCTGGACCACCAACTGTTGGAATTGCTTCAAAAACTGGAGCAACAACTGCAGTACTTGCATTTACTCCACCAACCGTAACTAACGGTCAGACAATTACTGGATACACTGTTTCATCAACCCCAATCGGTGGATCAGGTGCAGGAGCCACATCCCCAATACTTGTGACAGGTCTTACTCCAGCAACAGCCTACACCTTTAAGGTTAGAGCGATTACAAGCTCTTCTGAGGGTGAGCAATCAAATTCAAGTAATATTATTACAACTGACTTTGGAAGCTCAGCTAACTACGCTACATTGTCAAATCAAATTGAGACAATCAAGACAAAAATTAATGCTTTAACATCTACAAACTTAAATGCAGAGCAGATTTTGTATGTGTCAAAGTCTTTAGTTACTTTATCTGAGGCACTAGGCGTAGAAGATGTTGTTGAAGCCACCGCAAATGCAATTGAAAGAATTGATGATGCTGGAGCGGCAGCAATTACGCTTGTTAGCGGAACAGCTAATGGGGCAGCAGTTGCAAATCTAAGCAATAAGTATACTGCACTACAGGCAACATATGACAATATAAATCCTAGAGTAACCTCTCTTGAAGGAGTGATTACAAATCAAGAATCAAATATTGCATCAGCATCAGCCCTAGCAGTAAGCGCTGGATATAATCCATGGCAAATTTTAACAGCTAACAAGCTTCTAGTAAATAGAGATAGAGTTTTTGTTAACACACCAGCACTTGGCGGTGGAGTAGGTGGATTAACATTAACACTTCCAGCAGGACCTGCAATAGGACATGTTGTAGAGATAGTAGATATTTCTGGAAATGCATCAACAAACTTCTTTACTATAGCTAGAAATGGCGAAAGAATTCAAGGAGTAGAGGAAGACCTTATCTTCAACGTAAACAATAAGGCTATGAAATTAATATATTCAAATACTGCAAAAGGATGGAGAATCGCATAATGGCATCATTAGACACGCTTTTAACATTATCGTCAGGACTTAAAGCGTCCGAACTAGCAACTCTAGGAGTAACTGGAGCATCGCTAGGAATTACTCCAGCATCTCTTGGAGTGGTAGATGCAGAATCAAGAATGAATAGAGAAGTAACTGACGGCACACGTCGTCCTTACATGATCCCTACAATTACAACAGTAAATGAAAGAAACCAGTCATGGTGGCAAATTTGGTCATCTGGAGACCCATGGACAGGCTACTACAATTATTTAACTGGAACAACGCAGGCGGATTGCGAAAGAGCATTCTGGTTCTCTCTTGGAACAAATACTAGACAGAATACCGTAGGCTATGCTACAAGCTCATTTGACAACAATAGATTAATCTATGCAAAGAACTCTGTAGTAGGAAATGACGATGTTCATATTGCTCACGGAAGAAACTCCGCATACTCACCATTTAGACTAAGAACTATGTTCCTTAGAAATCATCATCCAACCCTACAAAAGACAGTATCGATGTGGGGAAGCTATTCAAATTACTGGGCATCTGGTCATGATGGCTCAGGAGTTTGTATTGGAACACCTAATACAAGCGGTAATTATAATACCGTTACTGATATTAGCTGGTCAGTTCCAGTAAATAGAACTGGTGGAAACTCATACTACCAGTGGTCATGGAACGTAACAATTCCAGCCAAGACAACTGTAGTTGTTGTACAAACTAATACAATGTACTACTGGCAGTCAGGGTATGTTCACTGGTACCTAGATCAAAATATGTTCTATGATTTGCATACTACATTTTCTGATTTCTGGATTCAGCCAGATCTTAAAATGACTCAAGCAGCACTTCAATATAATGATCAATTAAATGAATTTAACGTAAAAAGCTCCTGGCGCATTTGGGCCAGAACAGCAGAAATGTTTGGTAACCGATAATGTACTACATTAAATTTGACGCAAATAATATTCAAGAGCAGATGATTCTTTCCGAAGAAAATCCAGGTGCTGGATGGCACGGAGTCGGAGAAGATATTGATGGCAAGATGTTTAAATTAGTATCTGGAGCACCCATTGCTATGACAGACGAAGAGAAAGATGAATATTATCTTTCACTAAAAACTACATATTCATATGCTGCTCTAAGGGCAGATAGAAATGAAATGCTAATGAGATCAGACTGGACTCAATTACCAAATTCTGGTTTATCAGAAGCAAAAAGAGCAGAATGGGAAACCTATAGACAAGCGCTTAGGGACCTCCCAGAAACAATGACGGAAGACCTTGAATATACTCTTCCAGAGGTTCCAGCATAATGAATTTTATGATACAATATTCTAGAGGAGTAACAAAATGACAACACTTACCGCACAAATTGAGCTAGCAAAGACAAAGATCAATGCTTTGTCAGCAGCTACACTTACATCACAAGACATCGTATTCTTGGCTAAATCCCTTGAGTCCCTTGGATCACTCCTAGGAGTTAATGACATTGTGGCAGTAACAAATACAAAAATTTCAGAGATAACAAATGCATCTAGCGGACAGGTTCAAACAATTACTAATGCTGGGTCTTCTCAGGTAAATGCTGTGGTTACTTCTGGAAATCAACAAATCGCATTAGTACAATCAGCAGTAGATAACTACAATCTATTCGTAAACATGGGAGTAATATAAAATGGCACAAATTAGTTTACCAGCAAGAATATTCGGTGGAACAGTTCCAGTAACTGAATCTCAGGTGTATACAGTTCCAGCGGGAGAGACAGATGTAATTACATCTATTACCCTATGTAACACTACCGATGTTGCACAACAGTCAAGCGCAAAGTTTGCAGGAATTTTCTTTTACAAGAACATTGACCTAGCACCTCGTCAGATCACAGTTATAGATGTTAAGCAGGTTCTAAATGCAGGAGATGCAATTATTCTCAGTGCAGGTTTAGCAAACTCTGTTAACGTCTTTATCTCTGGCGTCAAAATAACAACAATTTAATTAAAAATATTTAGGAGAAATAAAAAATGGCAGTTGCAAATACAGTTACGCAAATTGTTCTACCTGGCATAGACAAGGTAGTTCAAGATCAGACCACGGCAGCACTGGCTTCAAACCCAACAGTCGCAGCGATCATATCAAATCTTGCACAGTCTGGAAGCACAGCGCAACTAAATGCAGCAATTGCAAACGCAAATGCCGTAGTTACAGAGCTTCCTTCTGTAAACGCTCTGCCTACATTTGCAACGTATTCATGCCGAGACAACAGACCGTTTTGGAATATTTACAACAGTAGATTCAGACCAATCGATGCAGGAAGCCAACACACTGACTCAGAACTTTGGGCACCATGGGCTGGATGGAACTATACAAACTCACTTATTGGCTCAAGCACAGTAACCACATCTTGGAGTCAAGCAACACCATTTCAGCAGGCAGACGGACACTGGATGATGAGACTTATGGCGGGTAACAGAACTTATACCGCAGTAAATCCTGATGTTATGCAGTCATACATGCCTTACTTTGGAGTTGTTATTGGAAAGCGTGGAATCAGACAGAACTTCTCTTTATTTAGCTCAAACAACACATTAAGAATTATGGAACGTGGAATTGCTGAAGGATATTACGAAACTATAAATCTTAACCAATCAATATATTCTACATGGACTGGACAGGGAGTAACCTATGGTTCAGCTGGCTACAACGATAGAACTAGAACGCTTGTAGTTATTCAAACAATAGATGCAAATAATAACTACAGAATGCACATCTGGAAGAACGAAGGAACAGATAGATCTTTAAATAGCGACAATTACTACCCAGGAACACTGGCTGCTTTCTTAAGAGAAGCAAAAACAGGCCTACTTGATGCAGGTCAAGGCGCTGGAGCGGTTAGCTATGCATTTAGAGATTTCCAGTGGCAAGCAAGCAACTCTCAGAGCTATGATGAATCAAGATATCGTATGCGTGTGGTAGTTGGAGATAATGGAATTATTGGAATGGCAAGAATGGTTCCTTCAAATCAAAGTCAATATGCAACATATAATCCAGCAACTTCACAACTGGTAACATCTTTTAATGCAATTGGACTTACAACTTCATATGGTATTGAGCAGGGTCAAAGATACGGAATGAGACATCAAATATCTTGGGACAATAACTGGGTGGCAGCGTATAACTGCTACTACTACTATGGCTCAGGCATGAATGTTTATTTCATTGATACAAGAGATCCTAGAAATTACTTTATTGGCCAACATGGAACTACAAGCCACGGATGCCAAATAGTTCCTTACCAAGAAGATAAATTCTTGTTTAACGATTCTACTCACAACGTTGACAACAACTACGGGCTAAGACTCTTTATTCAGGAGCCGCAAGCGGCGCTAGAAGGAAGAACTACGTCTTCAACTATAGCTAATGGTGGTAACTTAGGTTTAGTAAACAATCCACAGTGGGGTCTGTTTGATACAGACTACACAAGCACAAATTACCCAGGGCTCCAATCAATGGCGCACTGGACAAGAAGAGTATAAGGGGAAAAAAATGAAATTTAATTACTATGATGGAGTCGCATCCTTCAATGAAAACGGCGAATACGAGACAGACATTGTCACATCTTTGCCACATAGACTATCAGTTGTTGACGGAGTTGTTGTTGACAAATATCCAGGAATGACAGATAATGAAGTAAGGATTGCAGACCACGAAGCAGCACTTGAGCGTTTAGCACAAGATAGAGCTGAGTGGGATGAGTTGGATGACGAAATTAAAGCAAAAGTAGAGCGCCCAGCAGATTTGCCTGAGCTAGATCTACCAGAAGAGGAATAAAATGCCAATTACACAGACCCCTAATTCAGTAGTACCAGCACTTTGGACTTACACATATCTCCAGGCTCCAATCAATGGACAAGGAAAGCCATATTTTAATATCCCAGCTCAGTTTGTTGATCTAGGAACCAAGTCAAGCGGAACCCTTACCCTAGACTTAGCGGCTTCAAATGTTTTTAGAGTAATTGCTGGAGGTAACTTTACAGTAGCCTTTTCAAACATTGCAAATACAGCAAGCGTAGCACAATTCTGGCAGATGGAAATAAAGTCTGGCGGAAGCTATACTATCAACTGGCCAGCAGGAATTGTATGGGATGGTGGCGGTGCTTCAAACATTCAGCCAGTACTATCACTAGATACAACAGTTTTAAATTTTTACACTAGAAATAATGGAACAACAATCTTCGGATCATACGCATTCTCAGATTTGAAAATCTAACATAAATAGGAGAACAAAGTGGCAATATCAACAATAGCATCAAACAGTACCTCGGTAGCATTACCAGACTTAGACGTATCGGTTTTTAGCAATCTAAATGCTGGATTGAACACAAGCCCTCAGATGCTGTCTATCCTACTGTCATCTACAGCAGCAGTTAGCTTAAGCGCTTCTATTGCACAGGTAGACTTAATTGATGATAATATTAAAAATAATGCTGTTACAAAAAACCCACCACTTCCTACATGGGCTACCTATACAAATAGATCTAACGAGCCAGCATTTGTTACTTACGGCAGCAACATGCAGCCTATGTTTGGCGGATACTTAAGAGATGATACAGAAGGTCAAGACTGGCCTGATAGAGGTGCAAGATATACAAATACATCTCAAGGATCTAGAAGCACTGGACACTCTTCAGTAAAAGGAACTAACTTCCAGCAAGATGAAGGTAACTGGCTTGTACGTCTACCAGGACACGCCCCTGCTTCAGGTTCTGACGGTCAATTCTCACACTCAGTTTGGTACAACATGGTTAATGAGTACTGGCCATTCTTTGGAACAATGATTCAAAAATCAGGAGTTCGTCCAAGAAATTCAATTTATTACAGAAACAACAACTTAGGAATATATCCTAGAAGCGGAGTTTCTCCACTAGAGCATGTTCCTATGAGCAGCACATACGCATCATGGACCAACACTAATACTGGATACACAGCTATTTCTTACAACGTTAGAACTAATACTCTAGCAGTTTTAGAGCCTAGAGATAACTCAAACAACTACAGACTTCATGTATGGAAAAACGCAAACCCTAATAGAGATTTAGATTCAGAAAACTATACAGCTGGAACTATGCACAGATTTTTGTTAGAAGCAAAAACTGCGGGAACACCAACAGCATTGACACAAACAGCTTATTACTACTACAACGATTTTCAGTGGCAAGCTAGCTCATCTCAAAACTATGATGAGTCAAGAAGAAAAGCATACATTGTTATGGGAGATAACAACCTTGTTGGAATAGCAAGATTTGTTCCTTCAAACATAACTCACTATGCAACATTCCAGCCTAACTTTGCTACAACTTCTGGAACCCTAACTACCTTGAATGGTATTGGAAATACAACATCATACGGAATTGAGCAAGGCACTTACTTCGGTATGCGCTACATGCAGACTTGGGACAATAACTGGTTTGCAGCTTATGCGCCATATTACTACTATCAGTCAGGATTCAACTGTATTTGGTTTAACTCGCAAGACCCTTCAAAGTATTACATTTCACAATGGGGAAGCACCGACTGGGGAGCACAAATTGTTCCTTTCAAGAAGGATAAATTCCTTTTCCACGCAGGATCTTCTAACAACGACGGAAACGTAGGTATGAGACTATACGTTGTTGATTTAGGTGGACTTCTAAAATATGGACGGGACTCTGACGGAACAGCGCAGGCGAATGGTTCAAACATCAACCTTTTCAAGTCAACCTTCACATACTCATTTGATACAAGATATCAGTCTACAAATTATCCACTGATTGTTCCAATGGCTGAATGGACACACGGCTAAAATGTATTATGCGATACTTGACGGAGAAACTGTAAAGAGATCTGGAACACTAAACACTTTATTTCCAAATTCCTCTTTTCCACTTTCAGGTCCTAATGACGACTTTAAAGAAGAGAATGATCTAGTTGAGGTTTTAGAATATTTAGAGCATGACTCAGAAACACAGAAAATGATATTCTGCGACCCATACTTTTTAGATGGATCTGTTTATAGAGTTGAGCTTGTAGATTTTACTTCAGAAGAGCTAGAATCAAATCTGGCTGGTATTGAAGAATTTGAATCCTTACAGGGGGAATAATGTTAGTAAACCAGAGATCAGTATTTAAGAGATCAAGATACAGCCAGTTTGGCTTACAGCTATGGCTAGACGGCACAGCTGTTGATAACTTTGAAGTAACTCCTGTTACAAACAAATGCTTCCTAGCAAAAGAAAGATCTCAGTATCTAAGAAATTTTGTGCAGGCAACTCCAGCAAATCAGCCTACTTACGTAATAGCAGCAATTAACTCATTGCCAGCACTAAGATTTGATGGCGTAAACCAATTCATGACATTCTCAGACCCTACACTATCATGGCTTGCAAATACATCTTTTACATTTTTTTATGTTGCAACCAAAACAGCAAAGACTGGCAGCTCATTTGTTATCGGAGGACAAGGAGTGGCAACAAGATCTAACCTAGCTTTTGGTTATACTATTCCTACTTCATCCAGAGCTGTTTTTGGAAATGATGATATCAATGCTATTGTTCCAGCGGTAACTCCTGGACAACCAGAGCTTTATGCTATAAGATACGATAACACAAATAATAGAAGAGAAGTTAGAAGAAACGGTGTAACTGTAGCCCTTGGAGCCTCAGACGGAGCCCCATCTAACATGACAGGGCAGACAATCGGACGATACCTTTCTACATACGGACAGTTTGACCTAGGCGAAATACTTATTTACAACAGAGCAATAAGTGATTATGAAATGGGTCAGGTTGAAAGAGACCTTATTTCTAAGTGGACAATCGTCTAAGGATAAAAAATGGCATATGAACCCCAAAGATTTGTTGGCCCTTTAATACTAACTCAATTAGCAACTACCCCACTAGAGACCTTTGCTAACAAAGCAATTATAAAAAACATTATTGTTTCAAACATTTATAATGGAACATTAAAGTATTCTATCTATGTAGCCCCTGCTGGTGAAGACGCTCAAAATTATAACAAGGTTTTCCCAGACATGACAGCCCCAGAAAAATCTGTTATCTCTCACGATGTTACAATAGTAGTAAATCCAGGAGACAGAATCTTTGCTCAGGCTAGTATTCCAGGCGGTATCCTTCTTACCATTTCTGGCGTAGAAGTCATTCCTTAAACACTTCTTTGTAAGTGTAGTATAATATAATTATGAGTTATGAACTGAAGGTAATCAAAGATTATCCGATTGGCTTTTGGCC